AAGTCCGGCCGATGGTGCAGGGCTCTCTATTCACAAGGCCGCTTGAGCCAGACAACAGAACGGGGACCATCCCCCGATACCCCGACTACCTCGACCCGGAAAACCCCATACCGTCCCCGCCCTTCCCATACGATCAGGCAGACCTCAATAGCCTTGAGCCGCCGATTGCCAGCCAGTTGCTTTACCAGCTTCAATACGGAGATGGGGTAATCCCCGCGGAGCTTCGGCAAAAGATTGTTGAAAGGTTCTCGCAAAAGGATGCAACAATTGGAAGGCCCGATCTAGCCAATCCGGGTGGGACGAATACTGACGCGCGCAAGGTTCTTGACGCCGTTGATGAGCTTAACAAAAAGCTTTTATTCCGGCGCCCAGACAACCTTGTCAAGGAAAGAGCCGAAATACTTCTTCAGGATAAAGAGGCTTTGGAACGCACCATTCTAAACAAATACCGGCTACCTAGGGTTTATGGCAACATGACCGACGACGAAGTGTTGGCCGCGCAAAAGTATATTGCGGAATTGGCTCCGTTAGCACTTACAGGCAATGACGAAATGCTGAAAAAGGTTTCAGTCATGGAGAAGGCCATCCGCGCAACCCGGGGTGAAGTTGGGCGAGCCCTAAGGATGATGCGCGACACCGGCATGAGCCCGATGCAAAGACACCTAGAGTTCATCACCGCAACGATTCTTACTCCGCGCGGGCGGGTGAAGCTCAGAAAGCCGGTCATCCCGATGACAGAGAGCGGGCTGGGGGATATGCGCGACAGCAATGAAAGGGATTCCGTCATAAGATTCCTTATGTCCCAGCTTGGGATTCTGAACCAAGCTTTGGCCGAACAGCGGGGCAAGGCGGCAACACCAGGGGAAGGCCAGACCATCCTTGTTCCCGACCCGCAGGCCGAGGCGACAATACGGGAGCTCGAGGAAAAAATCGCCGAAGTCCAAGCCCAGCTTGATGAGGTAAGAAGCCAGCTCACAACCGAAGAGTTGGAGCTACAGGAGGCCCGCCGGCAAATTCAGCTAACCAATGAGACGCTCGCAAAGCTTGGGACAAGCCTTGAGCAACTCATGTTTGAGACATCGCTTGCGCAACTTCGAGACACGGATCCCGCAAAGGTGATGGGGCAAATGTTTAATTCTGTCCGAATGACCAAGCGCGAACGCGAGGCCATGGAACGCATTGTTCTGGAATATGATGCAAACGAGGCCGCGCGGGATGCCGGGATCACAATTCAGCGTGTTGGGGAGCTTATGGCCTCCCTTCGCGAGGAAGCCAAAAGAAGATTTAAAAGACTTTCCGAGGCTGGCATGACCCGATCCCAGCTTCGCGAAGCTTTAAGAAGGTACGCCGAGACCGGGCAATCGCTAATGGCGCGGCCATTCAGTGACGACGACAACACCCCGCTAACCCCGGAAGAGGCCATGGAGGAGATTTATGGAGCCCTCGGCATTGTCCTTAAGCCCGGCAAGTCAACGCAGCTGAGAATATATGACAGAAAAGGCAGAACCAATCTGTTTGATTTAAGGAAAAGGGAACACGCCTATGTATTGGCAAGGGCAGCGGTGGAATCAAACCCTACCTTAGACTCGGTGTTTCTCGAGCTTTACGCCTCTTCGCTATTCTCGGGGCTTTTGACGCAGGTCGTAAACGTAGCGACAACGCCGGCAAGCCCCTTCTACCTCGCAGCCACTAGGGGATTTGAAACCATGTTTTCGGCCTTGACCAGAAACTTGGTGCGGCCGGAAATAGCTCCCGGCTTTACTCCCAAGGACTTAAAGCCGTTTAATATTGGCGAAACAACGATTCAGGGGGAACAGCCCCTCATTAGCCCAGAGTCCGGGACTCCCTATACTATCCCAGAGGCAACAAGGGCATGGCTTGAGGAGGGGGCGAGAATTCTTCGAGCGGTTTTCCCAGCCGCGATCTCATCTTATGGGTGGTACCGGTTGGCATGGGAGACGGAAGCCGGGTTTTTCATTTCGGCCACGCGCGGCCTCGAGGCCGAAACGCCGCTTGAGAGGATTGGCGGCGAAAGGGGGGTGGCCCGATTAAGGAGAAGAATTCCCGATAAGTATGGGGGGCGGCAAATACGCACATTTTTAAGGTTTATGCTGGCTGCGGACGAATTTTCCAAGTCCTTCCGCGCCCACATTCAGGTTGGGTCAATCGCCTATCAGCTTGGCCATATGGCCGGACTTCGCGGCGACGCCCTGTCGTCTTTTATTGAAAGGGAGGTTTCATCGAAATGGATGGACGACACCACGGATCAGCCATCGCTGTCTTGGCAAATAGCCGCAGAGAGAGCCGACAAGGAGACGCTGACAAGCAGGCTCGAGCAGAATATGCCTGAGGTTAAGAGCATCGGAGGCGGCATAACCGCCCTCACGGCTGGAGCGCTGCAAAGAATGACTAATATTGTATCCGACATGCGGGAAGCAACCGCGGACAGCCGGATTGGGCTTGCCGCAAGAATCCCCCTAGCTCTTCTGCAAACTTTCTTTTTGATTATTCGGACTCCCTTCAACATTCAAAGAGAGGGGTTGGCGAACTCCCCATTGGCTTGGCCCAATGTTGCGTCCATCTACTTTGCGCAAGGCCACCGGAAGCCAGGGAAAGTCATGCGGACCATGACGCCTGAGCAGTATGTGTTATACCGGAGAAGGGGCGGGCAGGCCCTATTGGGAACCCTTATGTCGGTGATAATCGCCGGCGCGGTTGAGGGGGACGAAGACGATGACGAAAAATGGTTCCTTGTCACTGGGTCGCCCCTTAAAAAGCCCGGGCAAGGGGACAAAACTCGCTTTGGCAATACTCCGTACACGATTAGGCTTGGCGGCACCACTTTGGACTACGGCCGCATAGAGCCTCTCGCGACGGCCCTTGGAAATACCTCGGATTTTGTTAGGGCAATTAAAGAGGGCGGAAGGGGGATCGTTCAAAACTCCGAGGGGGCTGTCGCGCGAGCAGTGCGCAACATCGCAACCGACACGGCCCTAGCTCCCCTAACCAAAACCTACGGGAAACAATTTAGGGACTTGGCAAGAACCTTTGAAACGTCTCGGGGGACCCCAGGAGCCCTCAATGTTGCCAGAGACCGAGCTCAAATCTTTCTTAGCTGGCCGCTTTGGCGAAAAATCGTTGAGAGCTTTGACCCATACGTAAGGGACGCAACCATCGATCCCACTTCCACCGACGCCATTCTTTACACGCTGTGGCCAACTGCTGGCAACATCCCACCTAGAAGGGACTACGAGGGCAACCCCATCAGGAAAGAAGGCACCACCCTTTCAAGAATGCTCGTTCCCGGCAGGGGGAAATACAAAACTCCCGAGAAAAGCCCGCTCATGAGGTACGTGTCCGCCTACAATGCCAAATTCCCAGACGACAGGTGGGATCCCCGACTTCCAGACAAAAACTACACCGACCCGATTACGGGGGAAACTATGATAATGTCTGGGCGAGAATACGATACCGCCATCGAAATTGCGAGGGGGGCTGTGGCCAATTTTGTCTTTACCACCCTGCCACCCAACGCCCACCAAAAGCCAACCCCAGAAATGCGCGAAAAGCTTCAAAGCGGGATAGCCAGAATCTACTCCAAAGCAAAGCAGCAGGTCGTCTTGGCAGCCGCACGGCGCAGGGCCGAGGAAATCGCTGGCGGGACAAAAACAAGGGAGTAATTTTCAAAAATGGCTGAGAATCAAATACAAACACTGGTTTCTGGCCTTGAGAGGGTTGAGCAGGCAATTGATGCTGCCAAGCCGTTAAGCGAGAAGACCGCCCTTGGCGGAGGAACCGCATCAAATGTTGCTTTTGAAACTGCCTATCAGCTAAGCCCCGAGCAGGAAAAGAATCTTGTGGCTCATGCCATTGCCAGGCTCAAGCAGATCGAGTCAGAGATGGGAAGAAGCCTTGTGAGAAGCGCCAATTGGCACACCACCGCCAGTGCCGCCGTTCCTGCGTATGAGACGTTTTTAGGGAAACGGAAGGTATTTGAATGGGTTTATGAAAACAACCCCGACTGGCGGCCATTTGTTCAGGGTGGAATTTTTGAGCAATCCAATTTGATTGTTCCGGTGACCAGACGAATTGTCAGGCAGATGATTGCCAAGGCCGTTAAGTATTTTGTTGGCTCAGAACCATGGTTTGCCGCGATTCCGCAGGGCCCGTCTGATCGCGGCCTTGCGGACAAGGTGGAAAGGTATGCCCGCTACAAACTTGATAAAACAAGGGCCCGCGAAGCCGTAAAACAGGCAATCACGCTATGTTTTGTCAGGGGCGAGTGCGTGATTAAGACCACTCACGCGGAAAGAGAGCAGATCTACAGGAGAATCCAGAGGGTTTTGGTGGATGCAAACGGCACCCCCATTCTTGGGGCTGATGGCGAGTTTATTACGGAGCAAGACTCTTTCGTGCCGGTTGTGGATGCAAATGGGGTTGCGGCAAACTTTCTGCAGAGAGACATGCAAACCCCAATGCCGGTAGCGCCAATTTACATGGAAAAAATCGTGACAAGAAAAAGCCCGATTACCAGAGGGCCATCTGCCGAGCCGGTGTTTTTCCAGGACTTTATGTGTCCGCTGACAGCGCCTTCCGTGGATGAGGCGGATTTCATAGCCCACCTGTACGACGCGCCCGTTATGCAGCTGGCGGAATTATACGCAAAAAAGGTTCGGGCAACGGAAGATGGCGATGAGAGCCTGGAGAGGCTAAAGGCAGCGGTAGAGCAAATTCGCTTGGCCGCCTCCGAATCGGGACAGCCCAAGGCGGGAGTCGGGCAGGCCAGATATGAGCGGGGCGAATCGGTTCAGCCGAAAAACGAGGCGGACCCCGTGCTTGAGGTCGCCGAGTGCTATCTGCGCTACGATGCGGACGGGGATGGCGTTACGGAAGAAATATGCCTTTTACTTGATGTCAGGAACGAGCGAGCCATTTTCTATGAGTATACCGCAAACCTGACGCCTGACGGGAAGCGGCCGTTCACCGTCCTGCGGATTAATCCTGTGGATGGCCGATGGTATGGGATTGGCGCCGTGGAGCAGTTTAAGACATCTCAGGACTTCATTGATCTCTGCGTCAATAGGCTTAATTTTGCGCAAAGCGCATCAGGCAGAGTCACGTTTTGGAGGCCGGACGCAACGTTCGAGGGCAGCTCAAATCCAAACCTTCTTTTGAACACCGGCGGAACCTACACTCTTCGCCCAGGATTTACCGCGCCAGACGCGCTTACTTACGTGACCCTACCAGAAACCAAGCAGGACCAGATCAATTACATGTTAAACTACTTTACCCAGCTTGTGCAGCTGGAGTCCGGAGTGGTTCACGGTGGCGACCAGGAGTTTGCGGGACTCCCAAGCGCCCGTCTTGCTACTGGCATAAGAAGCATAGACCAAGCCGGATCGGAAATGTTTTCCCAATATATCATGGACCTGGAGGCCCCCCTCACCCAGATTTTGGAAAGGCTGGTTTCCATACTACTGGACAAGCTCGACAAGGCAGAAGCCTTCACATATCTCGAAGGCGACGCGGTGGAGATCATTACCATCACCCCCGAAGATGCGGAAAACCTCCGCATGAACATAAAGCTCCTTATGACAAGGTTCCACGGAGAACAAATGCTCCAAAGCAACGCACAGGCGGCAAACCTCGTAATCCAGTACTACGGCCTACCCCCCGAAGTTCAGCAAAAGGTCACGCTGTTTTATACGCAAAGCCTGAAGGCCCTTGGGGTCGTGGACGCGGAAAGCATCATTCAGCCATTTGCGCCTCCGCCAACTGCCGGGGGGATCACGCCGGATGGTCGGGTTTATGGGCAGGCAGGCTCTCCGGGCAGCCCCACGGCGAGAGTAT